ATGGCGATCAGCGACACTAAATTAAGAAAGCTGCTAGATAAAAATCAAACACCTTGCGTATTATCGCACAGAGATAGTTTAAGTGTAAGGGTATCAGCTAAAGGCACAATCACATGGCAATACCGTTGTCGTGTTGATAGCAAGCAGGTCATTATCTCGCTTGGCCGCTATCCTGGTTTAACCATTAAACAAGCACAAGACTACATACCCCATTTTCAAAACTGGCTCAGCCAAGGAAAAGACCCACGCATAGAGCTAAAACTTATGCGCAATGAAGCCAAAGGTTTACCTACAATGGCAAAGGTTGCAGCCGATTGGGTTGAAAAAAAAGTACCAGACCTAAAAGAAAAAACCCAAACCCTTTATACACATCAAGTCAGCAAATGGGTTGTGCCATTTTTAAATGATGAAGCCAAGCCACTTGATCTAATGACCATCAAAGATTGGATAAAATACTTTGATAATGTAAAAGTACAGGGTAGCGCCAAAACCGCAGGTGCTATATTAGTACGTATAAAATCTATAATAGGGTGGGCTGAAAAACGCGGTGATATAAAACCATTCAACCCAGTGTTAACCTTAAACGTAAACGATATTGGCGAGCAATCATCGGTAGGTCAGCGAGTAATGCGCTTTGACGAAATTGCAAAACTTTGGATACAAATTGAAAGCTCAAAAGCCACGCCAGCAACCAAAGCATGTTTGCAGCTAATTTATATAACGGGTGCACGGCAATCAGAGGTTCGTTTAGCCAAGTGGGAGCATTTTGATTTTGAAAATAACATTTGGACAGTACCGCCCGAAAACTCAAAAACAAATAAAGCCATCCGCCGGCCAATATCAAGCAAGATGAAAAGCATCTTAGACACCCTTGCCATGGTATATGGTCGCAGCGGGTATTTAATACCGGGCAGTAAACCAAACAAACCAATGACCACCCACAGCATTAATCGGTATTGCTGTAGAATGTGGGATCACTTGTTTGAAAAATACAAAACGCCTAAGTTTCTACCTCACGATGCCCGCCGATCAATATCAACATTGCTTAGTGAAAATGGCGTAGCACCACACGTAACCGAAAAAATGCTAGGCCACACAATGCGCGGAGTAATGGCCGTATACAACAAACACGACTGGATAAAAGAGCAAGCAGAAGGGTACGAGCTTTATTGCCAGCTAATTGATGATGCAATAACATTAGATCTTCAAAAGAGGTGATGTAACAATGTTTATTACTTTACTGCTATGGAATCACTTCTTTTTGTAAAAGTTGTGACAACCGATCCAACTATTATTAAAGCGTTTAGAGAAAACTGTAAAAAGCCTCAGAGTGACTACAAACAACCGTGATCATGAATCAAACAAAGTAAAATAAATAGTACTGTTAAGGCCTAGGTTATGGGGCTCACAGATAAAAAAGGGTAATGCCATGAAAAATACATCACTGTTTTTGCGTTTATTAGATGAAGATATAAAAGCAGGTAACGTCAAAAAAATATCTAATTCAGTATTTAGCCGAATAAACGCTATTAAATATAAAGCGCTTTTAGCCAAAGCCAAACAAGGTCAATAAAATTTGTTTAATTCGGCTTTCATGTATTTTCGTGTATTGTTGTGTCTACCTATGTATTGCTATAGCTCTCATTTAGTACTATGCTACCAAATATGATAAGTGTACTTAGTGGCTGTAGACATGCTGCTTTAGTATAGGTAAAAAGTAGTATCAGGAGGTATCTATGGGAATTTTAAAACGTAAAATAGTAAAGCCATCAGGTAGTGACACTACTCAAATTAAAAAAGATGAAATATCAGTGAAAATGTCAGGTACTAGTTACTTTATTGTTGATATTGATTCACTCGTCAATAGTACTGTTGTACAGCAACAAGTGAAAAAGGCAAAAGAAGCCATACCTAGCACCTAAAACAGCACCTATATGGTGCTGTTTATTCATACTCGAAAAAAATAATGATAAAACCTACCGTAATTTTCATCCTCGTTATCACAATCGCAGGACACCTGTTTTGTAATAGGACTTACTTTACAATAACGGATTATAAAAAGTCCGAAGGTTACCATACCTTCTTGTTAGCGGCCTCTTGGGGGCTAGGACTGTTTTGTATCTCTTATATTATTGTTTCAGTATTTGGAGTAACAGAGTTTGGCAGAACATTAGGAAGCAGTTTTAAAAAGTTTTTAAGTATATTAATGCCAGAAGTGAGCAATACCCCAAGTGGAATAAACCTCATTGCTGTTTATTTAATGACACTGTTATTATCCTACATAATTCCAAAAGCAATCAAAAGAGCTGCATATCAAAAAAACCTACTTTATGAAACATGGAAATTAGCAGCAAAAAAAGATTCAACTCCTGAATTCTCATCAATAATTTTCAGTTCTTGGGAGAAAGGGCTACCGGTTGCATTTACTTTATCGAACAGTAAAGTTTATATAGGTTATGTGGTTGAAACCGGAATAGACAGTAACGACTTAAATGTACTCCCTCTTGTCAGTGGTTATAGAGACGATGAGAAGAAAGATCTTATCTATCTAATTGACTACAAGCCAGTACTAGAAAAAATTCAAAAGCATGAGGGTTCAGATATAAGCAAATTTTTAATATCTATACCTCATAGAGAAATTATCCATGCTAATTTGCATGATTTTGATTATAAAAAGCATTTTGATGTAACACGCTATGACCGAACACTAACAGAACCTGATGAAACTAACTACACTGTAGAGAAATAGTTTATTAGCTTTAATATTTTAAATTAAAAAAACTATCTTTCTTTAAAGACTTTAGGTTACTTGGAAATTATATGAATCAAGAATTAATTACTGAATACAATAATAAGGTAAAAGAAATAAACACACAGGTTTGTAAATCTTTAGATGACTCGTTAAAGAGGATATTTGATGAATGGCCTGAGCACTTTCCCACCTCAGTTAATACAGCACCGGATAGGGGAGGGATTTGCCTGTACAAAATTGATTTAACAGAACTTCTCGAAGAATCTAAGGCAAAACTGTTTTACCAAGTCAATACGGTTACTTATGATGAGTTAAATAGGGATCGTCCATTTGAAAATGACAGGCCATTTGAAACTAATAGAGTTGATTCTCATCTTGATAAGTATCCTGATTATTATTTAGAAGCGATAAAGGAAGAATCTAAGAACCTATGTGATAGTTTAAAAAAAAGCGATTTATTATATGAGCCAGATAAAACAAAACTTACAGAATCCTTCATATTTGGTTTCTTTTTAATGAATCAACAATGCAAAGAACACATAAAATCGATCTTTGACTTAGAGAGCACAATTAAAAGCCTCTTTTCAAAAGAAAGAAAATCTGAGTATAAAGAGGCATTAAAAAAAGCAAAGTCAGTATGGCAAAAAGACGGATAACCATACCAACGTTTGTAATTAATCTAAACTCAATAGCTCTGTAGACTAAAATTAAATATGTATGATTTTTTACTAAAAGTTGCGGCTATCGCGCCAATTACAATACCATTAGCTGCACTAGTTGCTCTTTATGGTATTAAAGTTCAAAAACAAGAGAAGAGGCTTGAAAAGTCTTTGTCTTTCTCTCAAGGACTCAGCGAAAATAAGCTATTTCAAGACTCATTGAAAACTTTGGCTGCACTTTTAGATAATAGGCTAGACAAACCAGTTTCAGAATACGCAATAAAAGATATGAGTACAAATGAAGCTAATGCCATAAGAATAGTTTTAAATGAGTTAGAAAGAATGGCCGCAGGGGTTAGGCATAATATTTATGATGAAGAGTTCTTATATAGTTCCCTTTCATCAATGGTTTTGAATATTCATGATTATCTAAGATCTTATATTGTTGAAGTAAAAAAACGAAATCAATCAGCTTATATAAACTTAGAGTACCTTTGCCTTCAATGGAAAATTAAAAAATCAACATAGGTATTATTTTTAATTGAATTAAGTCTTTATTTTCGGATTATTTTATATGGAAAGTAGTATTGAAGACGATGGAAATCTTTTAGATAGCTTATCGTTAGCCTGGTGGAATACTAGCTTATCACCGACTGGAAAAGTTAGAAAAAATAAAAATAATGAAGAAAATCTAATTATTGCTGGGCAGGCGATAACCTCAATGTTAATTGAGAAAAAAATTGATTTTTTAGGTATTGGGGAAGTTTCGCCTTCGGATATTGAGTACTTTAAATCACTGCTATTGGGTACTCCCTACGACATTATAGATTGTTTTGAACAAGTTGGTAGAGGGCAATTTTCTCAGGCTTATATTTATAATGCTAATAATGTAAGGATTTTTAATCAAAAAATTTTAGTGTTTTCGGAATTAGGAAGAAATTACAGAGCGGGGCATAGTTTAATTATTGAAACTAAATGTGGTTCATTAATTAATGTTATTGTGGCTCATTGGCCAAGTAAGCTTCAGAGTTATAATGACACAGTGCGAAATCAACTAGCTAAAACTATTAGAAGTAATATTGATAATTTAAGTGAAGATAAAGTGATTCTTATGGGAGACTTTAATGCTGAACCTTTTGAGGAGTCTTTGAGCGCATATCTTTTAGCTTCTAGAGATAAACTTAAAGTAAGAAAAAAAAAGGAGCTTTTTTATAATCCATTTTGGAGTAAACTTGGTATGTCACAATGTGAAGGTTTTTGCGGTAGTTATTTTTATAAGTCTGGAGTATCAAGCAATTGGCATTTATTTGATCAGATCATTGTTTCATCAATTTTTTTAAATGATCAAGGCTGGAGCTTACTAAGTGAAGAGTCTTTAATAGGGACTGAAGTTATCTTGGCACTAGTCAAAAATACAAATTTGCATTTTGACCACTTACCTGTTTTCACTCAATTGGAGAAAGTAAATGTTTAATTTTGAAGAGTCCTTAAAATCAGGTATTTCACATGCCGAAGAAGAGCAGCAAAACCGAACAGAAATTGACTCTGTGATTGAGCAATTAAAAAGTGATATTGAAACTTTTACCAGTGGTAAGGTTAGTATTAAGTTAGAAAATCGAACCGATATTGATCAAGGCGATTTCATAACTAATGCACTAGCTACAGTCTACGGTCGTAAATCGAGAAAATACATGGCGATGGTAGCTTTTAATCAATCACCAGAAAATTCCTTTGATAAGGAGTTATGTGAGTGGAAATATGGTGAAAAGGGTTATCCGGTAACTATAGATTATTTTAATAAGTCAATTACTTGTGCAGATAAAGAATCATTAATAAATACTTTGCAAGATTTATTGAGTAAACCAGATGCTGGAAAGAAAATTAAATTCTTAATAGATAGAGCACAGGGTTAAGCCTGTGCCTCACTACTTATTCTCAAATTTTAAGGTGTCAGTAACTTAATTTAAAGCAAACTTTATAAATGCTAGAGTTACTCCAATAGCGGAAAAAACTATTCCAGCTCCCCACTTTATCATATCGGCTTTCATTTCAGAGCGCTGAAGTTTTATTTCGACGATATCTTTTTTCATATCTTTAATGTCAGCTTTAACAGCAGTCATATCACTTTTAAAATCACTACGAGTTGTTGATAATTCTGTTTTAAATTCATTCCGAAATGATGTCATATCGGCTTTAAAATCATTACGGGACACAGTCATCTCAGCTTTAAATCCTTCGCGTAATAATGCCATTTCAGTTTTAAAGTCGCTACGCTGGTCTTTTAAATCGACCTTAATCTCACTAATGTCGCGTTTGATATATTCAACGTCTGATTCAAGCTTTGCTATTCTTGTTTCCATATCGCCACCACCGCCGTTGCCTGATTTATTCCGTATATTAGCATCCAAATCTGATATACGGATAACTTTAGCCGTCATTTTTTACCTCCTTTCGCGGCGGCACGTAACACTGCTTTGGTGTTTTCTTCGTCGGCTGCATCTAAAATTATATTAGCATTGATAGACTGCTGAGTACCACACGTGGTACAAATTAATGTATAGGTGGGGAATGTTACGGACTCTAATTTATCGCCCTGTTTAATATAGTGCGCTTTTTGCTGGGTAACAGTTAAGAGCTCATCGTCTGCAGCTAAAAAACTAAGAATGCCCGTTTTACAAATAGGACACGGCGCATCGTTAGTTAGCTTATTATAAACATCATTAACATAATCAACTTTAACATTTGCGTAAAAGTATAAATCATCCATAGTATTATCCTTATATTTTAAAGCGACTTACCCGTAAATATGACTTTTCCCACCAATGTGCAATTACCATTAATTGGGATTAGTTGTTCTGGCCAGTTGGGGTTGGCGGCTTTTAGGAATTTGTGGCCGCTTTCGATAATGAGCTGTTTAAACGTGGCTTGGTTGTCGTCGTCTAGGCGGGCTACTACGTACGAACCGTGGATGCATTCGGCTTCAGGGTCTACAAAAATCAAATCACCTTCATGGAATTTAGGTTCCATGCTCACACCTTGCACCTTTAAGACAAAGGTTAGATCACTGCAATTAACCGGGCACATATAACGCTCTGCATCATACGCTTTAATTTCACTTATTTCTGACCAAGCACCGGCTTGCACCCAGCTGATAAGTGGTGCTGTAGCTTTAATTGTTGGCCCTGGCACAACGTTGTTATTTATATTTTTTGCATCACTCTGGATTTCGCCAATTCCAAATAGTAAATATTCTGGTGTGCAATTGAGAGCTTGGGCGAGAGCATCAATCTTACGGGGGCGTTTAGTTTCGCCTGATTCAATATTATGAATAGAGTTTTGTGCTAAACCTGCAATTAAGCCTAGCTGTGCTTGAGTCATCCCCAACTGAACACGTCTTTTTTCTACTCTTTTTCCTAAATCCATTTTTTAAATTCCTAACATTAAAAATCGCTTAAAGTGATATTTACTGATTATTGCCTTTTTATTTTATTTTGTCTAATCAGTTAAATCGATATTGACATCGGTTAAATTGATATCTATTATCGGTTTAATTGATAAATACTACTTGGAGGAAATATGAGTGCCGTAGCAAAAGCAATAGAAATAATTGGTGGGCAAACAAAAGCCGCCAAGTTGTTAAGCACAAAACAAAACATTATTTGGTACTGGATTAACCGTCACTGCCAAGCCCCAGCGAAATACATTCCGCGTATTTCAGAACTTACTAACGGTGAAGTATCGGTAAACGATTTACTGGCCGATCATCAAAAAAGCAACAAGGAAGATGCAGCATGAGCACTGAACAACAAATCATCTTATTAGATATTCACCCAGACGCAAAAGCGGTGTTGTTTGCGCTACTGCAAGAAAACAATCAACTACGTGCTGAGCTTGAAGAGCAAAAAGACCGCCTAGTAAACACCCGTGAGGCAATGGAAGTTATGGGTTGTGCACATGCCAAGTTTTGGAAGCTTAATAAACTAGACAACTTTCCAAAACCAGTGCAGTTCGGCAAAAGTAACTATTACCGCATTAACGAGCTAATAGCGTTTAGAACCCAGTACCAACAGCAAGTAAATAACTAGGGGGTAATCATGTCAAATGCAGCACTCGAAATTTTAAAAAATCGCGCTAGCACTGAAGTAGGCGAGCATTCTAAAAAAGTATCACTGAAATCAGTTGATGCTAAACCTATACCTGATGGTCTTGCAAAGATTAAAGCCTTACTGGGCAGCGACCGCCACACAGCTGAATACGTGTACAGACATTTAACTAAAAAGCAGCAAGTGATCGTGTGTTACTCGGCAGGGCTAACTAAAGCGGATACCGAAAAAAGCTATCACGAATTTAATAAAGAACAGCGCATTCAAATTCACCAAGCTGTTTTACAACTTCAAGAAATAGTAACCGCATTTGTAGATGCTAATGCTATGTCACCAGCTCGTTTTTTACAAAAGCGAGACTTCAGCGTTACTAAAAAACCGCAACAACCAGCGCAAGCACACTAGGGATTGATCATGAGCTCAAGAAATCGTGGCACGATAAGTAACAAAGATGATTATTACGTAACGCCTCATTGGTTGATCAGTGAATTTTTAGACGCTGTAAATCCTGCAAGCCCACATGCTAAAACGCCACTAATTTTGGGTAACGACATACTTGACCCAAGCGCTGGCGGTTGTGAAAAGTACGAAATGAGCTACCCAGCTGTATTAAATACCCATGGTTATTTTAATGTTGAAAGTTGGGATATTCGTACAGATAGCCGCGCCAGTAAAAAAGGGCACGACTTTTTAAGTTGTGAAGGGCAAGAGCAGTACGACACTGTGATCACTAATCCACCGTTTAGTATCTCTCAAGAGTTTTTAAACAACGCGCTTACGTATGTTAAACCACACGGTTTAGTGATCATGCTGCAACGCCTTAATTGGTTGGGCACACAAAAGCGTTTTGAAATGTGGCAAACCATGCCGCTGCACTCTGTGTTTGTTCACCACAAGCGCCCGGGCTTTAACCCTGAATGCCCATGGAAAACTGATTCAATTGAATATGCACATTTTGTATTTTGCAAAACGGCAAAAGAAAACCTCACACCAAACCTATTTGTAATTTAACCCCAAAGGAATACTAAAAATGACCACTATCAAAGACCAAGATCTATATAAAAATCAGCAATTAATAATCAAGATTGTTTTACATGTTGTAGACCAAGTTAATTTTACTATTCGCAATTTAAACAAACGCCCAACCGTTGCGATGCTGATGGAATGCGAAAACTGCCTTACTGACTTTATGCCAGTGGTGCAAATGATTGTCGTTGATCATACTGAATACGCGCCAGTGTATGACCAAATGGCAACAGCACTTGATGCCGCCCAAGTTCACGGCGAACCCGCGTTGATTGAGTGTGCGATAATCGAGTTTAATTAATAAATGGCTAACCCTAGACCGCTCGATCTTGATGCCCTTAGACTATCTGGTATAGCTAAGGGCTTAATTTCGTCTATTAGCGATATTGACGACCACAACTTTTTAGCGCGTGGTTTACAAAGCGTTCCTGTGCCTTTGCAAAGCCGCATGGCTCGTAAGTACATTGATCGTTATAACAAAAAAAAGGCGGGTAGCCAGGTACGTGCAAATAAATGGCTACGTCGCGTTATTGTCAGATTAAAACCACGCTTTGGCGTGCTGTTTAGTATTACTCAAAATATGCCATTGCCATGGCATATTTTAAGCAGTATTGAAAAAACAAAAAAACATGCGGGCACGCTTGCCATGGAATGTGTGCAAATTGCCCTTGATGTAAGCGAAGAGCACCAGCGCCTAAGCTATGAAAAAGTAGTACGCCTTACGTATGAAGCAGTAGCCGAACATGCAAAATCGTTTGGTGTGAATGTGCCGTTTTATAACATGCGTGAAGACGACCTACCGCCAGCGTGCTTTGAGATTGCTTTGCTTAAAATGCACTGTGACAAGTGGTGGGCACGGCAATTAAAAACTCTGCGCAAACAGTTTTTAGAGCTGCTTGAAATAGCCACTGGCCAAGTGGGTAAAGATCTTTACCACGACAAAAAAAGCAACAAGCCAAAACGCCGTGGCATTAGCCCGTATTCATCAAAACAAGCACAGCGTGAATTTAGCTTTGCCCAAGCCAGTGGCCGTCAGTTTTTAGAAATGATGGAATTACAAAGCAGTGACGGCGATGTAATTGACCTAATTGAAGCCGTAAAAAGCGGCATGGCAAACCCTGCTAACCGCCGCAACGAATTAATGTTACGCATTCGTGAAACGGAAGAACTAGCCGACGAAATGGGCTATGTTGCTATGTTTTACACCATTACATGCCCGGCACGTTTTCATGCCAATGCAAGTACGTGGGACGGCTCAACACCTAAAGATGCACAAAATTATTTAACTACAACATGGGCGCGCGCCCGTTCTAAGCTTAATCGCCGTGGCCTTAAATACTTTGGTGTGCGCGTAGTTGAGCCACACGCCGACGGTTGCCCGCATTGGCACATGATGCTATTTATGCCAAAAAGCAAGCTTCAAGAAATAAACGCTATTTTGCGTTGGTACTTTATCCAAGAGGATAAAACCGAGCTTTACGATCGTTACGGCCCAGAGCTTACTCGAGCAAAAGTATTCAATAAATTTGTAGATATAAACACCCACGGCACGCACATCAAAACGGTTGAGGCCTGTGTTAAATATCGCGCTCACACCGAGAAAACCCACTTATTTAAAATCTATAAACAAAAGCGCAGCGCGTGGGGCTTTGCTAAAAAGAAGGCTAACGAAGTAGCGATACAGCGCAATAAAGAAGAAGCCGAAAAAGCCAAAGCAGAGAACAGAGAACCTAAAAAGTTTAAGGCGAAAAACCATAAAGCGCCTACCAAATTTTACCGTACTTTTAGCCCACGCTTTGACGCTGTAAAGCTCGATAAAAGCAAGGGCAGTGCAGCGGCCTACATAGCTAAATACATCAGTAAAAATATTGATGGTTATATGCTGACTGATCACGTGGACGCTGAAACAGGCGAAAACCTGCAAGAGCAGGCTAACCCCGTTTTAGCTTGGGCGAGTACGTGGAATATTCGACAATTTCAGTTTCAGGGCTCGCCAAGCGTCACCGTTTACCGAGAATTGCGCCGCATGCGCAACCCAATCAAAGACGAAATCATAGAGCCTATTCGATACGCGGCAGATAACGCCAACTGGAAAGACTACGTAAAACTACAGGGCGGCATGTGTATTGGCCGCGCCGCTAATTTTAAATCAATGTACGAAGATACCCCAATGGGCAACGACTACGCGGAAGTAGTGCGCCGCATTAAAGGTGTTGTGACCAATATTGATTACAAAGCCGTGCTTACACGTTTGTTTAATAACGTGCATAACGTAACGGATGCAACCAGCTTAAAAACCCGCCTTATCGAATGGACCAGACAACTCAAAGGCACAGCAGAGAAAATTGCAGCTAAGGCCACCACCAACGTCGGCGCAGCCGACCTATCTTGGTCTAGTGGTAATAACTGTACGCCTATAGCCGTGGGCTCTAGCGCCGAGTTGTTACTCGATATGGTGGGTTCTTCAAAAAATGCTCTTGATGATCTAATAAAGGATCTAAATAACGGTAAAAGGATCGTGACAAACGGCCAAATTTACCAAGTTAGAGACGGCCAATTACAAGTATTAGACGACGCAGCGAAACTTAAGCATGAAAAACGTTTAGCGATTGAGGCAACAGCCAAAACTAACAGCCTAAAAGATGGCCGTTGGTTAGTCACTGATGAAGATTGGAACAAAGCCCGCGAATTTATAGCACAAGTTTATAAGCATGCAGAGATAGACGGCCGTACAACACTCATTTCAACACAAAACAATAACGGCCTGATCACCATTGGCGATTGGGACCTAGCAACTTTAGTAAACGAAGGTAGCGCATCAGCAGTTAGCGATAACGACTGGTGGGCACTTGAGGTGTGAGGTGCTAGTAAAAAAATACATCAGCTAAAGCTCTCTTTATGGCGCAATTAATGTACCTACTATATTTACAGAAATGTAAATATAGTATATTTTCCTATTTAAAAGTAAATTAAATGTATGAGGAAATTTATGAAAATTAGTTATCCAGCCGCACTAGTATTTGTTTTAAGTTCCACTCCTGCGTTGGCACTAACAATGCCAAGCTATTGTAAGGAAGGGCAAGTAAGTACGTATTTTGGAATTCAAGGCTCATCGTATATTCCTGTGAATACGCCTAAACGTTTTAAGTCTGGACATGGTTGCCAAACGCTATTATGTGACTTGGATGGTTTGACAAATAAAACAATGAAGTGGGGAGCTGAAGAGTATTCAACGGCAGTTTCCGCAAAATATGATGGAAATGCAGTGACCACGCATAATTTCATTTTAAATCAAGTTGGAACTCAAAATGTGTGGTTTACATATGCTCAAGGTGGATCATATAAGTGTAGCTATAAAAAAGTAAGCGTCCATAAAAAACCTGATTTAAGAATAATTGATCAATCGATCAATATTACAAATTCAGGCCATTCGACGATTAATGTATCTGCCGATGGAAATTATAAGCCTTACTCTTGGGCATATGAAAATAATAGACAACCATTCTTTGTATGGAAACTTAAAACTAATTGTTTATTTCCATCTGGTAGAACACATTGCTCTATAGATGACTGGGCAAAATTCCAAACTGTTGGCACAACAAGCTCATTTGAAAATTTCAACTTGGAGTTACCTCCTGGGTTATATGACTTAAAAGTGGAAATAAGTGACGGTAGTGGTGTAAGTGAACATTATATCGGTGTTTTTGGTAGACCAGAAGATACAGGTAGTAACAATAGCGGACCCGGGGGGATTGGCGGGGGATGCATCGGAGCCAACTGCGAAATTGAGCCATAATCTCAAACTAGAGAGCTTTTATGATGGGGTTTGACAACTATTTCGAATATTAAATTTTAAGATAATTTGCAAACCCCATAAAAGGGACTATTTTTAAAGTGACTATTTATTATAGTTAAAAACTTCAAATCCTAAAAAAGGCTGATATGGGATGTCGGCCTTTTTTATGCCTGAAATTCATAGACTTTGCATACAACCGAATGTTTTATAGATACGCAATTGTAAAAATGGATTCAATGAAATGCTTAAAAGGCTAGATAAATACATGGATAACTTAAAATCCCCATACTGGGAACCAATTTTATATTTTATACTTTATATTTTTTATATGTGTTTTCTCTTCAATAATAACCATTTTAACTGCTTCACCTGACTTGGCTGGAAAATTAGGCAATACTGGTAGCTTTTTCGGAGGGGTAATTGCAGTTCTTGCGTTTTGCCTGGGTGTAAAAGAATACTTAAAATATACACGACATAGGGGGTTCCATGATTTAAATAGACTTAAAAATGAATTGTTACCTACCTTTGAAAAAGAATTTTCTTTAAATCAATCTAATTTATTAGTTCTGATAAGTAATATTGCTAAGTATGAAAATGCAGAAATAGCTAGGGAAAATATCAAAAATATAGATGTGTTAGCTGTAAAAAATTACTTTGTTGATCTTCACTTTAAGGTTGAAACTTCGCTTAATATGGTAATTTCAGCGTCACCTCATCTAAAATTCGATTTAGAAGCAATAAGAGACGAATTTAAAAACACCATTTTAGTTTGGTAGCATGCGGCAATCTTTTGTTATAACTTTCAAGATGAAAAAATACTTAGCTTTGTTGAAACAAAGCATAGGAAACAATTTCTCTATGTATTGAATAAAAGTGAGATATACGCAGCCTTTACTGAAAATAACAACAAGGGTTCTGAAGCATTTAGAAAGTATTCGGAAGAACTGTTGGGATTAATATCTAGAATTAAAGGTTTGAATTAGCTTTATAACCCAGTTAATTCTAATTGTTGTTCTCGAGGTAAATTTTTAATCAGTGCAGCGGCAAGTTGCGCAGTAGTTTTACAAGGAGGGTTTAAGAAGTGATCAAACGATTGGGTAATTCTAAACGTAGCACCGCATTCTTTAGTATTTGTGCATGAGCAATATAAATTAACAACATGCGCGCTTTGCTTTTCGCGCGATGTGATCGTTGCTTTAGCTTCGCAATTTGGACAAGTAACCCGCGCCATAATATTCACCAATCGTTAATAAAACACACTGTCATTATATACAGTGGTTGCGCGTATGCCAAATAACCATTTACCTATTAGCTGAGAACTCCAAAGGCTAAAAAATTCACTCCTCCTCGCCTTCCGCTTTCGTGCAAAAAACGCGTCAAATTGACAACCCCAGTGACACATCATTAATCGCCAGCCAGCCCAGTAAAAGGATCTGTAAGTAATTTTAAAAAGATCGCATTGTCAAAAAGTGACAATGTTTGGCAATAAAGTGACAACAAAAAGATCAAATAGCTGGTGATTTACCTAATATTGAAATATCATTAATTTATTATCAGTTAAGTGATAAATAAATTATGAAGTATTTACATAAAGGCTCACAAAGCCAAGAGCGATTAGATGCGCTTTTATCGTTTGGTAAAAGTACCAGTGAAGATATAAAAGCAGCACTCAGTGATTACTTAGTTCGTGGTATCAGCAAGACCAATGCAGCAACGCTTAATGGTGTGCAAGGACCAAATTTAACAAGAGCACTTAAGCGTCTTGAAGTTGTTGCCGGTAAATTTGAAAACGCATTAGAAATTGAATGGTACTCAAAAAGGCAGGATATGAAATTAGAATTAATAAAAGAAAGAGTTGATGCTTTATTGGTTGAGTTAAATTCGTTACTAGCCAGCCTTGAATATTCAGATGATGATTTAGAAAAGCATACGAGTAGAATAATTAACAGGCTTGAATTGGAAGTTGAGCATATTGGTACCAGTAAACGCAGTACTGAAAACGAGCATTGTTATATGTCTCCAATTTATGACGATGTATTAACGCCGCTAAAGGATAAAAAATACATAGTTACCGATAGAATAGAGAACTGTATTCTTGATTTAGAAGAGTGCAAAAGCAAATTACCTGACAAATAAATTTGTAAGGTAATATTTGGATACAAGTAGAAAATATTTACTTTTGGGGAATATGGTGGAAAAACTGAAAGATTTAGCTCAGTTTGTATTAAAACAAAATTTTGTTATTCGTAATATGATCATTATTTTTCTTGGTTCATTGGGTGGAGCTACTTATTTAGGAAAAGTTAGCGAAGTTGCGACATATTACTATGCTTGGAACTCAGGATTTAGATTACCAGCGGAAGGTGTACCTTACTTGGCATTGACAGTTTTTGCCTTGAGTTTTTTCGTATTTATCTCTGCATTTTTAGTTTATATGGCAGTTTATTTTTTTGGAAAAGTATTCTTCAGCTACGTTGAAAACGATAGGATAACAAGTACGGTCAGGTTAATTCTCAGGACTAGTTTACAAAATAAAAGTTTAGTTGAAGTTTTAGCCGCGGGTTTAGCAGCCTCCACTTTACTTTCTATTGTAGCATTTACCATTCCTTATCTAGATCAAAGCATTGAAGTGAATCGTTGGATAGTGGTACCTGTCACCTTTATTTTATCCTTTATTTCTTTTGCAAGTTTGTTGGATAGAGGAATGCTAAAAATTTTAGCTGCAATAATTGCTTTGGTGTGTGCTTTCGGTTTTCCTATGGCTATGTTTAACCAAACTAATTATGTCTATACACTTAATATACTTCAATATGGCGGGGGGATTAGTGTAGATATTACCACTAGTAAAGCAAAATATACTGGTTCAAAACTTCTTCTTAGGACTTCACAATCACTAATTTTGAAAGACTCAGAAGACAATCGAATTATTGAAATTCCTTTCAGCAAAGTCGAAGCTATTTCATATAATTGAAAATCCCTAGCGCTAGCTCCCCCTAGCGCTTTTCTTCCTTTCCCGACTCCCCCAAAATGCTCTAAACAATCGCATTAGCCCAAGTGTTGAAACGGCAATACCCACTATCACAAATTCAAAGTACCAGGGCGCGCCTTTATAGCCCATTGCTTGCCAGCCTTTTTGCATATACGGTTGCATGGCGGGGATAAAGTGACACACAAACAACCCCAAAAAGAATAAAATGATCACTTCATCCATCATTGTTTTGTCGCGGTTCTTCAGCACAAGCAGGTCATAATCAGCGTCGTTTTGCTCGGCTTGCATACAGCGCTTTGCTTTGGCATTAAACTGAGCAATTTTAAAGTTGTTTTCAGCGCGTGCTACATCGGCGGCCATTTCAGCCGCTATTCGTTTACGCTCAACATAGCCGCCGGTTAAATCGGCTATTGGGTCTGTGATGAATGAAACCAGTGTTTTTAACCATCCCATTATTTTATCCCCCTGATAAATTTAATAAAGCCTTTTGGGTCTTTGCTAAAGGCTTTAATTAGCTTGTCGAACCCTTCAAGCAAGTGCGGGGCAGCATAGGCGGTTACCCCAATCACGCCTGTTTTTAGGTTTTCATCAAACCCGCGCCATTCACAAAACATGGCTGATAGGTAGGCTGCAAATATCGCAATTAATACACTCATAAAATAATGAAAAAACGTAAACTGCCGCTTACTCAAATACATTTGGATTGCGGCTGCTAAAAAACTCAACATAAGTAATCGCCCCCATTGTTTAATAAATTCGATAACATCAATCCAGCTCATGCGCTTTCCTTGGTTGTTGGGTTTAGGTCTGAGTACTCAGGCTCTTTAAAATCAATATGCTGTGCAGTAGGCAAATAGTTGTTAATGCCTAATACATCTTGTTGGAGTGGCACAACTTCGTTGTTGTAATAAGCGCGGGTGATTTTGTCTAAATCACCAAAGCCGGGGCTGTCGCCAGATGATTGACCGCTCAGTGCTTCTTGTGCTCGGTGCATGCTGAGCATGTCGTTTAGGGTGATTTTTTTAATGCGCTCAAATTCGTCTTTAGTTGATATGTCGCCCACGGGGGTTATTTTTAATGACTTTTCAGCATCGGCTTTTTGTCCCCTAAAGTTTAAAAACAAACTCCTAAAGTTGCCCACGCCTTTACTGTCTTGAATGGCTTTTTTAAGGGCGTTTTCATCTTCTAGGCTCATGAACGGGTCAGCCATTGAAAATATAAAGCCCATGTGCGCGCCGTTTTTGTAATAGCGGCGGCGAAATAACGTGGCATCTTCATTGAGTAACGCCGATTGAATACCGCCGTAATATTGCGGCATGCCGTAAATACCTTGGGCGGGGTCATACTCTTTTACGTGTATAACTTCACCGGCATTAAAATAAATAGGCTCATGGCTTTGGTTACTTAATTGCGCATACACCCCGCGTTTATCGGTATAGCGCATAGTGAGGGCGGGCAAATGGCGCAGTTTAATGACTTGCCCGAAGGCGTTTTTAATAATCTGTAAATACGCGTTACCGCTCCACAGTAAATCAAACGCAAACTTGCTAAGGGCTTGATGGCTCAATAACGGGTTTGGCTTATACCACTTTAAGATCATGTTGCGCTTAAAGTAGAGTATGGGCCCATGCTGGGCATTTACTCGCAGCAACTTAACTAAGCCGTGCAAACTAATGGGCGGTGCATAAATGCCGTTGCTGTCGCTAAATACCCCAACGTAATCGGTTAGCCGGTTGTCTAAACAGGGCTCGGGATCACCAAAGCTAAATGAATCGGTCATTGCGGTGCGTTGATTGTAGTTAGGCGCTTGGCCGTTACTTACTTGTAATCGTGGTTTGGTCATTAAGCTGCAATTCCTACAGAGGTTTGACGGTTAAGGGCGTTGCCGTCGAGTGGTTCAAATAACATGGCGTGCATAATTGCCCACGCAATATCGGCATGGCCTGTGGTGGCGGTGCGGTTTGTGGCATAGGTAATTTGGTCGCCCACCACTTTGCGGCGAATATTAATAAACGAGCTGGCAATATTTACCGCGTCCTGGTCAAACTCAAGACGGCGGTTTTGAATAACGTTGATTGCTTTGATCACCATGCGGTTTTTAATAATTGGGTTGTAATGGATCGGCTCTGCGTTAGGGTAAAACTTAGTAATAAGCTCCCACACGCCGTAACCAATGCCGGTGGTATCTACGCCAATATGTACCACGTTGTATTTTTCGGTGAGGAGCTTTATTTCAGCGGCCATGGCTTCAAAGTCATTGCCGCTTAAATCGATTGCTTCCAGCAGGCGGAATTTTTCGCCGGGTTTCATGGGGGCACTGAGTACGGCAACACTGGCTTTGTCGCCAAAGCGGGCAGGGTCAAACCCAATGACGACAGGTTTTAAACCATAAGGGCGCTCGTAGTCTAAATCAAAGTCGGTCCACTTGGTTGAATCGCCCACACAGTTCATTAGTTGTTTTAAGTTAAACGCGCTGTGGGCATCATCAATAAACTTACACATAAACAAGTTATTAAACTCATCTAGCGAGTATTCGTTTTCAAGTACACTGATATCAATGCGGTCAAAGCCAGAGTTCACCACATCGTGCACAGTGAGCATTTGCCGCCAAATACCGTCTTCACACAGTAGGCCATGCTTTAAATTTTTATGGCTAACATCAATAGCAAATTCAGGATCGTTACAGGCTTTGGTTTTACGAAACCATTTACCGTTCCAATGATCATACGCTTCGTGGCTGGTAACACTTGGCGTACTAAAGTAGGTAAT